TACCGCCAGCAGCTTTTACATTCTGTTTCATATCAGAATCAGTAATGTTTCCTGAATAAGCCCAAGATAATCCATTGTTCCATTTAAACATTGTCTTCGCATCTGGATTAACAGGTGCAATCATAGAAACAAAGTTCTTCTCATGTTTATTCTCTACAAAAGCTTCAATCTCTTTTGCAGTTGGAAGTACCTTATCAATGAAATCCTGTGCTGAAATCTCTTCAACCTTAGAAAACTTCTTAGGACTTACAGCAACATCCTTTTCCATCTGACCAAAAATATCATCTGCACCAACCATTCTTCTTGCAGCACTCTTATTTGAGAACAGTACATTATTTACAGTAATATCATTTAGATTAGCAAATCTTCTCTGTAATGAATCCATATATCCAAGCTCTGTGATGGTCTTCTTTGCATCCTCAAGCATCTTCTTTGTAAAAATAGCCTTTGGACGCTTATAATTGCTTGGAGCGACAATCTGCTCATACTTCTTAACTGCTGTGTCAAGATCCATATCCTCACTTACATTGATAAGAAGTGTTCCAATAGAATGATTTCTAATTCTACCGATAGCCATACCTGCTGTTACCGACTTCTCCCAAGCATATAAATCCTTTTCAGTATCAGAAGTCAGCTTATCATATTCCTTCTTATACTTCTTGAACTCTGTAAGTACGCCTTTCCACTCTTCACCCTTATAAAGTGTATTTGAATTGATAAGTTCAAGAATTGTATCAAGTGCTTCCATAGTAATCTCATCGAGAGAACGCTTAAATACATTTCTTGTGTCTCTGAACTGCCCCTTAACTTCCTCGTTTGAACGACTACTTCTATTTACGAACTTACTTGGAAGCTCTAAGAAGAAATGATCCCACTGATGAGACTTTCCATTGATTTCCTCAAAGTTAAAATCTGTACCAATCTTAGGGAACTTAGTTGTATAGATATCTGTAACTGTATGAGCTTTTACAAAAGTATCAAGTGCATCACATACTGGCTGATAAGTTGTATCACCAAGATTCAGTTCCCAAATTGTATGAATCTGATTATCCTTGATAGTGACAGCAGAACCAATATTCTTAATAAACTGTCTACAACAACTACAATCATGCTCTCTACGCTCTCTGAAAATCTCATTTGTACCAGCAGGGAAGCTATCAAGATATGTATTCCATAATTCATCCTTATCTACATTTACCTCAAATAAATGTGTTGCCTCTTTCTGCATTTCATCGAAGTGCTTCTGTAAAGCCTTCTTAAACATCATAAATCCATCCATGTTTTGTACCTCTTCTTTCTTATATTTATTTTTTTTTAATTTTTCTACTGTTATATTCTCCGTTTATATCAAACCAGTTGCCTTATCTGGATTCTCATTAGCCCATTTTATCCATCTTTCAGCATAAGATTCAGTTTTACTATTTAATCCAAACACTTCTCTTGTAAGTATATATCCCTTACCAATCGACTCTTCCATTTCTTTTGTGTTGTTATCTACGTCATCTGCGTCTAATGGTCGAAACACTGTCTTGGTAAAATATCTTCTACCGTATTTCTTTGTTGTCGTGATTTTATTTATCTTATCCTTATACAACTTCCATACACCAGATGAATCTTTGTTAATCTGCCCTACATAATCTCCAACGTTTAGCATATTGTCTCCTTTCTTAATTTCGCATGAAACGAAGTTTCTTGTGCTGTTTTATGATAAAAAGAATGTTATTCCACCAATAAAATTGTTTGGAATATTTTTTTTATCACATTCATATGCATACTCAGGATCTTCGTCATAAACATTTATAATTGCAGGTATCCATCCATCAACATATTGTTTATCCACATTACACAAGTCTAAATCTTCATCGAATTGTTTGAGTTTTTCTATTACATCTTTCACACTCATCCATTGATTTTGATCGCCTTTTTCGTTTGAACTTATTAAACAAACAATTTTTATTTTATCTGTTTTATAGTCTCGATGAGTGTTAAACAAATATCTTGTATCAACCATCATTTCTTTTATATCAATAATTGGTTCAGCGAACGGCTGAAATGGAGAAGCGGCATTAAATTTGATCATTGCTTTATTATTAAGATTTTTGCAATGCCACTTAATATCTTTGCCAAAAATATTTTCTAAAATATATTTAACAGTCATTATTAAATACTCCTTTCATTTTCCAAAGATCGAAGTTTATTGTGGTTTCTGTTCTTCGTCTATAAAATATGTATTTCCATATTCATTGACTTTCTCGGTCAAATTCATTCTTGCATAATCAAGAACGTCTGATGCGAAATTTGCCATACATGGATAACATAGATAATGCATAGTTTTTCCTACATTCATTTCTACTAACCCAATTTCTATTCTTCCACAAATATCGCATGACTTATTTCTAATCCATTGACTCATATAACTCCGCTCCTGACTATCTTTTATACTCAATCCACCTATCTGAACCCTTGAATTTCACTTTTACTTTCGTATGGCATCCGTCTGGAATAGATTTTAATGATTTATAGTCGCCTATAATTGTTGCTGTTTCCAAAACTTTGTGATTCTTCTCACATTCCATTGCTTTTCCTTTATCTGCATAATCGGTATTACAGAACTGACAAGTATATAATGTCTTTGTAATCATATAAGTCTCCTTTCCAATTTACCAAATTCCATTTACCGTTTTATCAATAGCCTCTCTCATCACTCCACCAGTCATTTTATTCATTGTATCTGCAACAAGACCTTTGAATTCTGCTCTTATTCGCCTATTATGACGAGTACAGGGTTTTGAACAATAATTGTTCCTTCTACATTTTTCACAATTACCATTCAATTTCCACTGTTCATTTTCCTGAATCTGTTCCATAACTTAGTCTCCTCTTCTATCTAAAATCTTCTGAATAGTTTTCTTATCTTTATCAGATAAACTATCCCAATCCAACTTAAAACTTTCACAATTTTTATGCTGATTCCAACCATCATCACAATCATAAGAATAACGATACTCACAATAATCACATGCCATTTATATTCACCTCTCTTCCAAAGAAATCGAACTTTATTTGCTTTTATTTATGAAGGAAGAAATCACATCTTGCCTCTTTGTGAAAATCTTCCTCTGTCAAATCGTATTCACTCTTACAGTCTTCCGATTCAGGATAACATTTCATTTTATCGTGGTCTGCATGTTTACACTCACCACATCCTGAACATTTACGACCTTTAAAATCGCTGTTTAACATCTTTTCACCTCACAATCCAAAGAAAGAGAATTTTCCTAGCAACCTGCCGATTGATTATTTATGCATTTAAACTCGTCAAGATAACATTTTTCATTTTTATTTTTAATATATTCTCTTCCATCAACATCAATATATACTGACTTATCACTAACTCTATCCGTTTCTGTGTTATATACACAAACTAATTTATCTTGTTTAGGAATATCCTTATCATGCCACATTCTTATTCCATTAAATTCATCTAAATTTTGTTTGCCCAAAAGATACAAACCATTGTTAAAGGGCTTTGTTTTCCATTCTTTTAATAACATTTTTCGTTTTCCTTTCTTTTTATAATATACTACTCTCACCCTGATTAATTTCTTTACACTTCTGCTCACATTCTTCCAATGTCTTAAATAAAGAACTTTCTCCTCTATTTCTTACATTGATGTAATCATCAACAGCATCAATCTTATACTTAATTGTGATGGCATCATTCCAAATATTAGCAATAATTCTTCTGATTCTAACCTTATGTGGAGCAACCACTGTCTGCTTTCCTACAATTTTGCCTGAATCATCACACTGTTTACATGGAATTTCATAACTATTGTAAAAAATCTTTTTAGTTCCTTTACAAATCGGACAAATAATGGCTAAATTTTCTCTTGCATAGGTATAACATTCTTCACCAATTTCAAACTTGTTATCTATTGTTTTCATTTTCAAACACCTCCTATATAATAAATAATGTGCCATACGAGATTCGAACTCGTGACAACTCGATTAAAAGTCGAGTGCTCTACCGACTGAGCTAGTGG